TTGATCTGATCGTCGAGCGCCTTCTGGCTGCGCTCGTTGTAATACTGCCCCAGCCCCATCAATGACTGTGCCGGCGCCATTCGCGCCGCATCCAGCGTCGGCATCAATTGCGCCCATTGCCCGGCGCGCTGCAGGCCCTGGCTGTAATCTTCCGCCAAGATCGGGTTTGCCGCCTCGGCCATCGCGCGGGCCGCCACATCGGTGTGTGCGCCCGAGCCATAGCGCCCGGCGCCGGACATGCTGGAATTGATCTTGTCGCTGATGCGCCGGTTGCTGGTGTTGAGGAGGCCTTCCAGATAGGGGTTGGTCCCGCCGGCGTCTTGGATCTGCTGCAAGCCCAGTTGCCGGGCCGCGTTGACGCCGGCCGAGCCGGTGTAGGCTTCCGGGGTCATCATGTAGGCAAGACCCTGCGCCCCGGTCGTGAAATTGGGATCGAGCCCCGCCTGCGTCTGCCCGGTATACGGCTGATAGCCGACATCGTTATCCGAATAGTACCGGCTTAGGTTGAGCGACTGCTGCAGATTATTCTGCGCTGGCGCCCATGGGTCGCGGGTTTGCTGGGTTTGCTGGGTAACTGGGGTTTGGCCGCCGCTGCTCATAGCGGTTTCTCCATGATGATGTGCTTCAAGTGATAGCCGTTTTTCTTGAGATAGCGCGACCAGCCGGGGCGGCAGATCGGCCGGCACATGACACAGCCGGCAGCGCGCAGCATCTGCTCGAGTTCAGGCAATAGTTGCTGCCATTGCTCGCGGCTAAATCCAGCCGCCCAGATCAGGTCGCCGATGCTCTTGCCGTTTTGTAGATGGACGCGAACGCCGATCAGCGCCTGCGCCTTGTCGCCGTCCATGATCAGCACCAGCCGCACCTCGCGCCGGTGGATTTGCCCGAGCAGGTCGACCACGCTCTCATGTGACCGCTTCGCAATGCGCGGCAAGAACGGCAACCAAAGATGCGCCCAGGCTTCGTGCTCAGTCAGTGGGACGGCAACGAGGCGCACCCCTACGTCCTGAATTCGGTGATGAGGACAAAGCCGGGCGAGCCGTTGCCGCCCTGGAGGTTAAAGCCGTTGCTGTGCGCCTCTGCCCCCGCACCACCAGCGCCGTAGCCGGTGGCCGCCAAGCCATTCACGGCATCGCCGCTATTGAGGATTTGAGCGGCGCCGCCACCGCCGAAGATCGAACTCGCGCCCCTGCCGGCGGGATAATACATAAAGTAGACGGCGGCGGCGGCATCGACCTTACCGAATTCGCCAGCAGAACCTGGCACTGCCAGATCGCCGACACCGACCGCAGCGCCACCGCCGGGATAACCAAAAACACCCCCTGGACCGTAATAGTTGAGCCCGCCGTTGCCGCCGTACGCGAGGCACAGCGAGCCGACACTGGTATTGCCGCCATTGCCGCCGTTTCCGATGCCATTGATGCCGCCGGCGCCCAACGCGCCGATGGTGACAACCTGGCTGGCGCCGATATCCGAGGCGCTCGCCAGCTTGCGCGAATATCCGCCAGCGCCGCCGCCGCCGCCGCCGTATCGCATGGCACCAGCCCCCAGACAGCCGCCACCGCCGCCGCCGCCGCCGATCACCTCGATGCTGCAGTACACCATGCCCGGCGTTGGCGTATAGGTGCCGCTGGCGATGAACTTCTGCACATTGACCCGCAGGCTCGCGCGCAGCAGCAACCAGTTGGTGCCGTCGTAGAGGAATTCGGCATAACTGCCGGCCAACATTTCGCCGCCGGTCAGGGGGGTGCCGTAGATGCTTTTGATCGCAACCGGCCCGAGGCCGTCCATTTCGAGTGTGGCCGCAGCGGTATTGGTCAGCGTCGGGCCGATCTTGAGCAGCACCCGCAGCCCGGTTGGAATAGGTGCGGTGTAGTTGAGCCCGGAGAAGAACGCCTGCGCGTTGGCAGTGCCTGACGTGACGATCGAGCCGTTTTGCAAATTACGCTGCTTGGCGTGCGCGGCCATCATGCTGCGCGCGGAATTGTTCACGGTGTTGCGCGCTTGACCCTCTGCCCAGTTGATCGCGCTGTCGGCGGTGCCGTTGTTGGCCGCAGTCACCGACCAGTCTTGGATGTTTTCACCGGGCATTTGTTTACCTCACGTCAGGTCGATTTCGTCGACTGCATCCACGGCTTCGGCCGATGCCATTCGGGCTTCATACTGATGCGTTATCGTTTTGATGCCGTTGAGCGTGTCGTTGATCCACTTCTGGGCCACTTGCTGATCGGAAAACTGCCCCTCGCCCGCATACATACTATGCAACGCCGCCAGGAACCGATTGAGGTGATCGGCCGATATGGTCTTGCTCTGCGATACTGGCCCGAGCGTCATTGATACAGTGGCCATGAATTCCCCTCAGGCGGTGTAATACATGATGCTGCCGCGGATGATCAGATTGGTGCCGCTCGTGGTGTGCGGATTTACGTTAACAAATCCGCGAAGCCCTGTTGATCTATCGTTCATGATAATTTGCAGAAGGGCCGAATTTGTTGGCACGTTTATACCAAAATCGGAGTAAGTATTGGGAACGGATACAATACCGGAAGTGTCAGCCATTCCACCAGTGAAGTTGATGGCCGAGGATGACGTAAACGGCAATCCGGTGATTTGAAGTATCCCTGACGCAGTCGTCCAGGTGAATGTACTTGTGGCAACGTTAAGCCAAACGATAACCAATTTGCCGATTTGGATGTAACTTCCAATCCGTTGTGAGTAGGCAACCGAGAGATCGCCAGGGGTGGCAGTGGTTAGTGTGGGCGTCCACGTTCCCACGTTCTCGGCATTATATGTCGATAGCGCCGCCGTACCGCTGCCGGTGAAATACGGTACTTTATTCGCCGCGCTGGTCAGCCCTGCGATGGCAGTCAATTCGGCGTCGAGCGGTTGATAAGCGGCGGCAATTTGCGCGGTTGTCGAGTAGGCCGTGAGGTCGATCGATAGCGTGGTGCCAGTGACCGAGAGCGGGGCACTTACCGTGGTGATGAATGCCGCCGGAACCGTTGCTGCCAGTGTGCCGCCGACAAACGTCAGGTTGGTGCCGATCGTCACCGCGGTCCAGGCCGAGGTGCCGCTGCGATAGTAGATCGTATTGGTGCCGGCGAGCGCCTCCAGCGCCGCCAGGTCATCCGCCAGCGCCAAGGTCGGATTGCCCGCCACGCCGTTGCCGTTGGTGACCGCGATGCCGGCCGCCGGGCCGGTGAGGGTGCGGCCGGTGAAGGTGTCGGCCGCCGTCTGCGTCAGCAGCCCGTTGGTGTTGTAGACGGCGAGTGCCGTCAGCGTGGCGTCGAGCGGCTGTGATCCCGCCGTGCTCACCGTGCAGGAGAGCGCGCCGCCGCTGAACGACAGGCCAGTGCTGATCGTTACCGCGGTCCATGTATCGACGGCCGACCGATAGTAGATCACGTTGGTGCCGGCGAGCGCCGCAATGGCAGTGAGGTCGCCATCGAGCGGCTGGTAGTTGCCGGCGGGCTGCGCGCCGATGTCGGCCAGCACCATCGCCGGCGCCACACCCTGGATTGTGGTCGCCGTTACCCACTTGGCGTATTGCCCGGCCGTGGGCGTGCCGCTGTTCGATACGTTGCCGCCGCCGGCCGCGGTCGACGCCTTTGCCTGCCCCGGCGTCGTGAAATCCCACGTTATCGTCGCCGTATTGGTCAGCACCCGCTCGGCGGTCAGCGTCGGATCAGCCGCCGCGACGATATATTGCGCGCCGAGCGGCGCTCCACTGCCGCCACCGCCGCCGGGAACGAGCGTTCCGCCAGGGCCAAGAATTCCAAGTGCATTGCGCGCAGCGTAGGGGTCGCGCGCGGTATCAAAGGCGATGCGGTATGGCGGCCGCAGATCCTCGGTCATGACGTGACGCCATCGCCATCCGGTTGCATGCTGACCGCCACCCCCTGCGCGTGGGTCCATGTCGAGGCGTAGGGAATAAGCCGCCGAAACCTGTGCAACCGCGCCGAGGTCATCACGAAGGCCGATCCCATCGTCTGCTCGATCGGAACCGGCACCGTCCAGAACGGCGCGCCGCCCTGCAGCCGCTCGCGGGTGCCGGTGACAATTTCGCCTGGCGCATCCGAGGCGGCGTCGTCCACCGGGTAAACTTCGTTGACGAAGGCGCGGCGCCCCGGCACCAGATGCACCTCGCCGGTTTCCAGTGTTGCCGCCATGTTGGGGCCGGACAAGGTCGAGGGATAACCATTGGGATCAATTGCGCCGATCAGCGGCCGCCCGCCGATATAGGCAAAGCTGTCGAGCGATTGCGCCAGCGGCTCGACATCCAGCCAGGCATCATTCAATTCCGCTCCGGTGGTGTCGAGGTCGAGCCCAGCCGTTGACAACAGGCCAAAGACTTGCGCGACAACACCGGCCTT